ATGTGACGGCACCGTTCTGAACATCAACGGCAAGCTCGTCAAGAAGGGCATCGTTCGGGACGCTAAGAGCCCGCAGCGCATGCTGAACTACTACACGACCCTTGAGGCTGAGAACGTAGCTTTGCAGCCCAAAGCCCCTTGGATCATGGAAGAGGGTCAGATCGAGGGTCACGAGGCGAAATGGCAGCAGGCTAACCGCAAGAGTTATTCGTACCTGCTGTACAAAGGCGTGAACCTGGACGGCACGCCAGCCCCGCCGCCGCAGCGCCAGGAATTCAAGGGTCCGCCGGCCGCGATCCTTGCGGCGCGCGAGGGGACCGTCGAGGCGTTGAAGGCCGTCACCGGCATCCGCTTCGACGCCACGATGTCCGAGCGCATGAAGGACGAGAGCGGTCGCGCGATCCGCGAGCTCAACCAGAACGCGAACCTCGGTGCCTACCACTACATCGACAACTTCGGCCGCGCGCTGAAGAACACCGGCATCGTGCTGGTAGACCTGATCCCGTACGTCTACGACACGCGCCGCATGGTCGCGATCGTGGATGAGGACGGCACCGAAGAGCCGGTCATGATCCGGCCGGACATGCAGCAGGCACACGCCGAGGTGCAGGCCAATATGCCCGACGGCAATCGCGGCAAGCTGAAACTGTTCAACCCGAAGATCGGCCGCTATCGCGTGACCGCCAGCATCGGCCCGTCGTACGCGACAAAGCGGGTCGAGGCGCAGGAATCGATCATGGACTTTATGAGGGTGGTGCCGAACGCGGCTCCGCTGATCATGGACCTGGTCGCCAAGTTTTCGGACTGGGAGGGCGCCGAGCAGATCGCATCCCGCTTGGCCAAGGCGCTCGATCCGCGCCTTCTCACTCCCGATCGCTCCGACATGTCGCCGCAAGTGCAGGCGCTTATCCAGAACCTACAGGCCCAGGTGCAGCAGATGCAGCAGCAGCTCGTGGCCGCCGCCAAGGAAGCGCAGGACCGCACGAAAGATCGCGAAGTCATCGTCAAGCAGATCGATTCCACCTATGCGGCCAAGCACGAGAAGACGCAGGCCGACCTCATGGAGTCGTTGCGCGCCATGGCCGAAGACCGCCGGCAGCACGACCAGGATCTTGCCGCCAAGGTGGCCATCGAGATGGAGAAGATCGCGCAGAAGCGCGAGTCGACGTTCCAGGGAACGGTCGGCCGCCAGATCGGCGAACTTGCCAAAGCCATCTCCGACATCCAAAAAGCATTGCAACAGGGTTCCGGCTCGACCGGTGCACTGCAATCCCTACCGGTGGGCAGTTCACCGGGTACATCCCCCGATTGAGGACCAATCATGACCACGACCAACGACACCACGACATCGCAGACCACGAACACGCCGGCAGAACCCTCGATGGAGGAATACGCCGCGATGCGCATGGCCGAGATGCGCGGTGAAAAGCCGGCTCAGGCAACTGCTGCCGCTGCCGATGCGACCCCGCCTGCCGCTGCCACGGAAGATCAGAACGACGATCAAGCCGCCGCGGCCACAGACGAGGACGACGTTGACGGCAAGACCACCACGGAATCAGCGACCGAGGATGAGACCGACGAGGAACAGCAACCGAAGGGTAGCAAGAAAGGCATCAACAAGCGCTTTTCCGAGCTGACCGCCGAGAAGAAAGCCGCTCTGGCTGCCGCTGAACAGGCCAAAGCAGAAGCGGAAGCAGCTCGACGTGAGGCCGAACAAGCACGCCAGGAAGCGGAACGCCTGCGTCTCGAAGCCGAGCGCGCGCAGAACGCCATCCCGAAGGTGCCGGAAGAGGCTGACGATCCGAAGCCGAACCGCATGGACTTCGAAGATCCGGACGAGTACGCGGCTGCTTTGGCAGCACACACGGCTCGCGCGGAGGTTCGCAAGGCCGAAAAGTCTGCTCGTGAAGCAGCCGAGGCGCGCGCCGCCGAAGCCCGTGAAAAGGCCAAGGAAGCGCAGCAGGCGCAGATCCAGAAGGCCGTGCAGGAACTGCACAGCAACTTCCAGAAGAAGGTAGCCGAAGCGAAGCCGGAGTACCCGGATTACGACGAGAAGGTCACGAACAACGAGAGCCTGACTCTGCGTAATGACGTGTTCTTCGCCATCGAGCAGGCCACCGACTCGCCGCATCTGCTCTACCACATCGCCAATCACCCCGAGGAAGCGGCATCCCTCAACCAAATGCACCCGACGCAAGTCCTGATGCGCCTCGGCGAGTTGCAAGCCGAGTTGCGTGTCGCGCGCAAGCCGAAGCCGTCCAAAGCCGCCGAACCGGTCCGCCCCGTGGGTAATCGCCAGAGCCCGCATCGCAAGACCCCAGAGGAAATGACGACCGAGGAATACGCCGCGGAACAGGAAAGTCGGGCAAAAGCATCCGGCCAACGAACCGGCAGGGTGCGGATTCTTTAACCGGGCAGGAGCAGGCCATGCCATGGCGCCCTGCCGAAACGAGAAGGAATGAACCATGTCCAGCAACACGCTACTGACGCCTTCGATCATCACGAAGGAAAGTCTCGTGATCCTGACGAACAACATCGTCATGGCAGGGCGAGTCAATCGCCAATTCGAAGACCAGATGGGCGCGAAGATCGGCACCACGCTGACCATCCGCAAACCGAACAAGTTCACCGTGTCGGAAGGCGCAGCACTGTCGGTCCAGGATATCGCCGAACCGTCCACCTCGGTCACCATCACCAACCAGTCGCACGTCGACTTCCAGTTCACCACGACCGCCCTGACGCTCGTGATCGAGGAATTCCGCGATCGCTACCTCAAGCCGGCGATGGAGAAGCTGGCCAACCGTCTCGACATCGGTGTGATGTCGAACATGCCGAACGTGTACAACGAAGTCGGCACCCCGGGCACCGCACCGAACGGCTTCACGTCGCTCGCCAACGTCGCGCAGCGCCTCGATGAGGAAGCCGCACCGCAACAGGACCGCACCCTTGTACTGTCGCCGAAGGCCTACTGGACCTTCGTCGCCAACATCTCGACCGTGTATGTCCAGTCGGTTGCCGAACCAGCCTTCAAGGGATTTGCTCCGAACATCGCAAATTTCGAGATCTACGAAGACCAGAACGTCCCGGCGCAGAAGGTCGGCGCCCTTGGTGGCTCCGGCACGGTGCTCGGCGGCGGTCAGACGGGCTCGTCGATCGTCACGTCCGGCTGGACCGCCAGCGTCACCGGCCTGCTCAACGTCGGCGACGTGTTCACCATCGCAGGCGTGAACGCCGTCAACCCGGAATCGCTGACCTCGACCGGCTCGCTGCGCAACTTCGTGGTGACGGCCACGGCGAACTCGAACTCGTCCGGCCAGGCTACGATTTCGATCTACCCCCCCATCACGACCACAGGCGCCTACCAGACCGTGGATGCAGCTCCGGCAAACGGCGCCGCGATCACGATCGTCAACGGCAGCGCGAATACCTCGTACATCAAGAACCTGGGCTTCTGCAAAGACGCCTTCGGTCTGGTGACCGTACCGCTGGTCATGCCTGACGGCGTCGATTTCAAGGCGCAGGAGCAGTACAAGGGCATCAGCATGCGCATCATCCGCGCCTACGACATCAACAACGACGTCCTGCCGACGCGTATCGACGTCATGTGGGGTACCGCCACGTTCTATCCGGAACTGGCCTGCCGCCTGACCCAGTAAGGAGCCGCCATGACGACCCAGACGCAACGTGAGCCCCTGTATCAGGTGTGGGCGACCGAGACAGCAACCGGGAAGCTGGTTGCCGTTCCTTTCTTTCCGCGCGTCAGGCAGGAGGCGGCCGACGAGTTCGTCGCCTCCATGGTCTCGATGATCAGGCTCGGCAAGGAGAAGCGCTACGCCGATCCGCAGGCTCTGCCGCATCTGGGCGAACTGGTGTCCTGAACCTCTTCTGAATTGGAGAAATCAAAATGCCTATTGCAACTCAATCCGGCAGCACCGCACAGGTGTATGCCGCCCCGCGCCAAGTCTCGGATGCCAACTCGCAAGGTACGGAGTTGGGTCAGTCGAGTTCCGATCTCGTGTCGCTGTACGGTGCAACACCGGTTCCGCAGCCGTCCGCCGCGGGACAGGCTGCACTTCCGCAGTCCGGTGCATCGACCGGCGCTGGCAACCTTCGCCACTACACGTCGACTCAGTCGCCTGGCACCGGCATTGCCACCATCTCGGCCACCGAGCAAAGCATCACGGTGACTGGCGTGCTGTCGACCGACATGGTGATCGTCAACAAACCGACGAGCCAGTCCGGATTGGCGAACTGCCCCGGCCGCGTATCGGCAGCGAACACCGTGAAGTTGACGTTCGTGAACACCAGTGCAGGCACGTTGACCCCGACCGCATCCGAAGCCTACATCGTCACCACGATTCCGGCGAACCTGCAGTTGTCGGCATCTCTGTCGCCGGCGGCCGTCGCAGCTAACACCACGGTGGAACAGACTTTCACCGTGACCGGCCTCGACGTCGGCATGGTCGTTGCTGTCAACAAGCCGACCCAGCAGACTGGCTTGGTGATTGGTAACGCCCGTGTCTCGGCGAAGAACACGCTGGCGCTGGAATTTTGCAATGTCACTGCGGCGACCATCACGCCAACGGCGGCCGAGACTTACCAGGTCTTCGCTGCGAATGCACTGCTGGCCACCTCGCAAGTCCTGCACATGGGTGTGAACGTCGGCACCGTCACTGGTACCGCCACGATCACAACTTCCGAGCAGACCTTCACGGTTGCCGGCTTGGCGACGACCGACATCATCTCTGGCGTCTCCAAGCCGACCCAGCAGAACGGCATCGGCATCTGCGGCTATCGCGTCTCGGCTGCCAACACCCTGGCTGTGAGCTATGTCAATCCGACCGCTGCGACGGTCACGCCGACCGCGTCGGAAGTATACGACGTGACGGTGTTCCGCCCGGCACCGTCGGCGCCGATGACGAAGCTGACAGCCACCCTGACCCCGACCGCGATCTCGGCCAACTCCACGGCCGAGCAGACGTTCACCATCTCGGGGTTGGTGTCTGGCCAGCCTGTGCTCGTGTCGGCACCGTCGTCGGTCCCCGGGTTGGCGTTGACCCAAGCGCGCATCTCCGCCACCAATACCCTGGCGCTGACCTGGGCAAACGTGACGGCGAACTCGCTGACGCCGGCCGCCGGTAGCTACACCATCGGCCAGTTCAACCTGACCACGCCGACGGCGGGCAACTACGTCGACACGTTGGTCAGTCCGATCACGACCCTCGGCGTGAACCTGTCGAACCAGATTCGCTCGGCTCTGGTTTCGCTGGGCGCCATCGCCGGTTCGTAATGCTACCGCCCCGGAGCAATCCGGGGCATTTCTCAACCCAAGGAGACGAACCATGAAAGTTTTGATTGCAACCCCAAGCCTGAACCGAACGCCGTGCTGCGAATACCAGCAATCGATGGTCCGGACGATGTCATACCTCGCTGCCCAGCAGGTCGAGGCGCACCTGGTCTACATCGGCGGCGACGCATTCATTGACCATGCACGTGACCATATCGTGAACCTGTTCATGCAGACCGATTGCACCGACCTGCTGATGATCGACGACGACCAAGGATGGAACGTCGAGAACGTCATGCAGCTACTCGTCTGTGAAAAACCGGTTGCCGCGGGCGTGGTGATCGGTCGGGAGGGTGACGGCAAGTGGCACGTTGTTCCGGAGACCGACGAGGAAGGCAATTTCACCATCGACAACGGCCTGATTTCGGTCAAGCAGGTCGGCGCTGCGTTCATGCGCATCAAGCGCGAGGCGATCGAGAAGATGATCGCAGCGTACCCAGAGGACTACTACATGACCGGAGAGCAGAAGGTCTACGCGCTGTTCAAGACGGTCATCGAAAACCACGAATTCATCGGCGAGGACGTTGCGTTCTGCCGGCGCTGGAAATCGTTGGGTGAGCAGGTCTACGTCTTCCCGGACATGACCTTCCAGCACGTCGGCCGCCAACGCTGGGAGGGCAATTTCTTCCATCACCTGATGGCGAACCAGCCGCAAGGGCAGGTGCCCGTCACCGTGGTCGAGATCGGCAATGCGCCGGGCAAGGCCGACGAAACCGTTCATTGAAGGAGATCGACATGAAAAGCCTGAGCGAAATTTTCGAGAGTGTCAAAAACCAGCTGCACTTCGGTCCGGCGCTCGAGCCATTCCACCGCGGCGTGATCTGGTTCATCGAGAAGTTGCACGACGAGAACAAGGCACTTCGAAAGGAACTCAACGAGCTGAAGGACCGCTTCGAAGCAGCGTTCCCGACGCATTCCGG